AGATAAACCCTATTCCCATCACGAAGGAATGTACCTTGAACAAACCCGCCATTATAGATGTCTATCAAATAATGAAACATGCCTCTGCGGTCTTGTAGCGAGTTTGCGCTTGCCAACAAGTCTCCGTCTGCGATTTCATTAAAAGCCGTTGTGTCAATATTTACGTTATACTTTCCATCGTTTATACCTTCTATTAAGTGTCTAAATGCGTTTTTTGCTATTATCCCGCAAACAGTCTTGTCTGTATTTACCTGTGCCTCGAAGGATGTAGTAAGGTCAAATTTGTTGTATTTTATATCAAAACTCGTTCCTTGACGACTTCTAAATCTTCCAGCAGAATTGCCATTGTCTTTATAAATATCGCCATAGAATTTCAAAATCAACATGAACCCGTTTCCATTTTGCGACACCGTATCAATATTCTCAATCTCTTTATCAAACGAAAAACTTAAGTCAAATGACGTTTCAGATTGTGACAAAGCCCTACTGAATGATGTTATATTACTCGTGTCATCCAGCTTTATCCATCTTAGATTCTGCTCTGATTCACTAAGATATATATCATTCGTATCGCTTGTTATTTTGTGAACGAGAAACAATTCTCCATAATTATGATTACTACCAGTATAGGACTCCAATGTCGTTTCTCTTGTCAAAAAAGACGCAACGACATGTATATTTCCACTTAACTTCATCATTCTCACATTCCTACACTTTGGACTATAAAAACACAAACCATCGTGCAATGCGGTTGGTTTATGATTTTGAGCACCTTCACCTGTGGTTGGGGCTGAATATTTTGGTACTATCATTGTAAGGTCTGTATCTATAAAAAAGTTGTCCGAAATTTCATCAGAGTTTTTTATCTTGCAGCCCATTACAAAATAGAAATAATTATACTCGAAGTTATAATTTCCGCTTTCACCATCAGAACTAACAAATTTTGCAGTCTCATTGATGATATTTCCGTTGATTCTACACATATCCTCAACATCCATCTCATACTCATCGCCCCACTTGTTCTCCAGTGCCTTGAAAAACCCGCCACTGCATATCGGAACCGTCACCTCTCCCATGCCAATCTCAAGCTGTGTCAGGTCAACATACCCCACATACTCCTTCCTGTATGTTCCTGCAAGGAAATCCACACACCGCTCAACAACAAACTTTATCCTCCTGTTCGGGCCATGCGAGAACAGCATATTGACCAACCAGTCAGCATCCTCCTTTATGAACCCGTAGTTGTCCGTGTATGACTTCACCACATTACTGATTCTCGTTTCCCTGCCGTAACTCACACCATACTCAGCCCATCCCTTGCAGTCGTGTTTCAGCTGGTACCTCGCATTTCCGTCAACGTCAATGAATGTAAACTTGTATCTCTCCATATCCTTAGTGTATAAATTGTTTGTTCAACACCCTTGCCTTCGACGCACCGCTGACGATGTGCGAGTAAACGTTTCTTCCAACGTCTATCCTCACGACACTCTTTCCGTTCAGTGCGCTGATTCCTCTCTCAATGTTCGACAGGTCAACACCGCCAGATCTGCCGTCAAGCGGGATTACCTGCGACCCTACAGGCAAGTCCTTAATCAGTGTAGGCTTCTCAATCAGAAACTTCCTGTTTCTCGCAATCACAAGCTCTGGCTTGCCGCCTTCACCCACAATAGCGTCACCGCCCCTGTGGTGTTCCGTACCCTCTGCGTATGCGCTGATATTGTTTGTAGCCTGTCGTATGGTCTGTATTGATGTCACCATCTGTGCCGTAATTGCGGCAACAGCAGCACCAATCGCTATAACTTTTTGTGCAATTATCGCAGCTGAGTTTCCTGCCTCTTTCGCTTCCATAATGCCCTTTATAGCCGCTGCGATAGCCACACCCTGATTAATGGCAACTTGAGCAAGTGCAATCATTTGTTCAATCTTCACACGTGCCACTTCGTCTTCAATAAATCCAGCAAAAACGGTTCCGAGTGATGCAAAGGATTCAGATATTGAATTGAGAGCGTTTCTCCATCCGTCACCCAGCGCTTGAGTCAATTCCTGACTTTTTGTAGTGTAACTACTGAATGCTTCCAGCGACTTCTCTTGAAATTCCTCAAATGTCATTTCATGGTCAGCATACAAGCCTTTTTCATTGTCGCTCATTACTTGATATGCTTGCCATTGAATATCTATAGCCTTATCGTAAAATTCAACAGCACTCAGCATTCTCTCGCCATACATCGCACGCTCACTCTCTGCCATATTCACATACTCATCGTATGTCGCCTTGCTGTACTTCCGCAAATCACCTTCTGCTATTTGCAGCTCTTTGTCCGCCTGAACAAGCGAATCGGATGATTTTTTGCCATTGTTGCGTAGTATTTCATAATACTGCTGGATTCTCTTTCCTCTCTCAATCTGTGAATTTGCTACGCTTATATTGCTTGACTTAATCTTCTCATTGGTATCTGACACTATTTTTGCAATAGTGTTTTCCGTCTTTTGCTCCTGCTGTATCTTCTTCTCATCATATACAGCCTTTATAGACAAATACTCCTCGTTGTTCTCTTTTTCAGCGTCAGATGTCAGGTTCAGATACTTCACTTTGTCTTCAAACTCTCTCTCAAGTTCCGCCAAAGCCGCATTTCCAATCTCTCTTTCAATGCGCTTCATGTCCTCCGCATACTGCTGGTATAACTTCACCAGCATATCATTACGCTGCTGTGCGGTCAAAGACAAATCATTATTGATGTTTTTCGTGTCAATCTCAAATGCCATCTTGACCTTATCCTTCTCAAACTCAAGCTGCATGCGCTTGACAAGTTTATAATTGTCATTCAGCACCTTTTCATAACGCTTCCTCTCCTCCTCGTCAATCTTCGCCTTCTTCGCATTGTACAGCTTCTCAAGCTCAACCAACACGTCATTGTGTTTTCTGAACTTCACCTTCTGCTCGTTATACCACTTGTCAAGAGCCGCACTCTTCTTCAAGTAGTTGTCAGGTTGTCCTTCGGTTCTCAGTCTCTCCAACTCAACCTGTATGTTCTCAATCTCCTTCCTTGCGTTGATGGCTGATGTCATGGTCTGCTTGTTGTGCTTCTGGGCTTCTGCAAGAGCCTTTGACTCCTCTGCTACCTTCTCCATCTCCGAGTTGGCAAGATTCTTCATTGAAGACGTGTAATCGTCCTGTCTTTTCTTCGACTCTGCCAGAATATTATCCATACGTTTCATGTACAACTCTCTTTCCGCATCAGTCAGATTCCTTTCGCTTGATGCTTTTACATACTCAGCATTGATGGCCTTTACGTCCTCACGTGCCTTTGCTGTAAGAAAAGCGTTGTCGTTAATCATTTCGTTAAGAGCTTCGCCGCTTATGTTTGATATTGCCATGATTCTCAGGCTTTCCATCTTTACAGATTCCTCGGCTGCACTCTCAAGGTACTTTCCGCTCATAGCCTCAGCCATTTTCACCTTCTTCCATGCTTCTGCCAGGTCGCCAACCTTGTCTATGTTGGATTTCAACCACTCGTCATTAACTCCCAAGTCTCCAGCAATCGCCTTTACGGTCTTGTTGTACTCTCCAGAATCCTTGTTCAGTCTGCCAAGTTTCTCCACATTGGCATCCATCTGCATATTGCCGAGCGTGAGCGACTTCACCACTTCTGCCTGTGCATTCGCCCTTGTCTCGTATGCAAGGTTCTGTCTCTGTATCTCTTTTGCGGCATACGCCTCCGCATCAACCCTCTCTTTTACCTGTTTTGCCGCCTCTTCCGCTTCCTGAGCCTGCTTGATGTACTCATCGGACATCTTCTGTGCATTATCCCTTATCTTGCCATCCAGAACGTCAATTTTGGATTGTGTCTTTTCCATCCCGCTCTCAACCATTGCCAATGTCTGTTTGATGTTGTTGGCATTGAACTGGTGAGCCTTTCTCTCGTTCTCACTCGCTGCATTTACAGCGGCCTGCTCCTCTGTCAGCAGTCTCTCTTTCAGGTGTGCGATATATTTCTCCTGCTCCTCCCTTGCGTTCGCCAGTCTCTTGTACTGTCTCTGCTCGCTATTCGTCAGTCCTTCAAGTTCCTTTGAGCCTTCTTTTCTCTCTTTCCTTGATGCTGACCCCATCTTCATTATCTCTTCCTCTGCCTTTATCCTTGCATCCGCAGCGGCTTCCACATACTTGTCAGCCAATAGCTGCTGCTCCTTCATGGAGTGCCATGCTGCCGCCAAATCCTCAACCTTCTCTTTGTTCTTTATAATGTATTCCTCCGACACTCCGAGTTGTTTCGCAACATCGGACACAACCTTCCTCCACTCCTCGGTTCCTTCCTTCGTCTCTTTCATGCGCATGATATTGTACGACAGCCTTGTGCTCTCGTTCTCCATCTCCTTCCGCACGGCCATGTTCGTCTCCCTTTCCTTCTTCCTGATTTTGATTCTGTCCTTCTCCGCAACGGTCATTTTTCTCTCCTCGCTATTCAGACTGACAATCAGTCCAGCGAGTGTGCCTACTGCCGCAACCGCAGCCATTATCCATCCCACAACAGGGACAGCCTTCATCGCTGCACCGACAGCACGTATCGTTCCAGCAAGACCGACATTTGCAGCTGCCGCAGTGTTCGTGGCAACGGTGTTTGCGGTAGTCGCAGCCGTGTCCGCAGTTGTGGCGGCAATGCCTTTTTTCTCCTCTATGTTCAGCTGTTTCTTGTACAGCATCCTCATCTTCAACGCAAGGTAATAAACCTTGTGCAAGGCACCGTTTTTTGATAACAGGTCATTGCTCAGTCTCTGTGTTGTGTTGGCTATGCTCTGCAATGCCTGTATCTTCATAATACCCTTCGCCACCTCCTCATTCTTGATTCCGAACAGGCTCATCACACTCTGAGCCGCAGTGCCGACCTGAACGACTTGATTCAGTGTGCCGACCATGGCATTCATCGCCAAATTCGGGTCTGACAGGTTCTTTATCATGGCGTTCGTTCCACTCATCAACCTTTGGTAGTCAGCGGTCTTCAATATCAAGTCTGCCGTTGTCTCTGACAGCTCCTCTCTCTTCTTCGTCAACTCCTCAACACTCTTCGCTGCGTTCGTATATTCCTCGGTGTTGATTTTACCGCCATCTTCCATCTGCTTCATCTTCTCCGTCAGCGAGGCAATCTCAGCATCGTAACCATTCAGCGTCTGCGTGTTCTGCATGATTTCCTGCTTGAGGCTCATCAGCACCGTTCTGATTCTCATTCCGCTTGTGTTCATCTCTCCAGTCACCGTCACGCTCTTCCCAAGCTCCGCATTCATGCTCTTTGTCTCCCCGTTGAGTATCTGTATGTTCCTGAGTATCGCACCGCCAACCTCATCATTTTTTCTCATCTCGTCACTCAGCGACATATATATTCCTTTCAGCTGCTTCAACCCTTCGGTCTTCTCATTGATGTCACCGCCTACAATCTTGTCCATGATTCCGCTGACTGTCTGCTGCTTGTCATATTCCTCCTGCAGGCTTCTTACAGCGGCCTTCTGGTCTTCGATAGCCTTCTTGTATTTTTCCAGCTCATCCTGACGTTGCTGAACAATGGACGGGTCAACCTGTCTCTGGAACGACTGGCTTTGGAATGCGTTCCATTCCGCTGTCGCCCTCTTCAACTCATCCTCAAACTCCGTCAGTATATTCTTCTGTTCCTCAAGCTCACTCTTCTTGCTGTCTCCACTCGTGTTGAATACTTGGTTCAGTGCGTTTCCGAGCCTGTCAAGATGCTCATTCATGGCAAGCTCCTCCTTTGTCAGTTCAACCGACTGACTCTGCAGCTCATTGAATCTCCTCTGGCTCTCAATCCTTCTCTCTTCTATTTCCTGCAGTTTGCTATAGGTGGCCATTACGTCAACGTCTTTTCCGTTGTACATCTGTGCCGTTGACGCTCCGAGTGTGGCAGCTACATTGCCGCCAACTCCAGCTGCGTCATATATCTCGTCAACCTTACCCTTTGGGATGTTCAGCTTCTTGAACGATTCGTTGATGTTCTTACTCGCTGTCTCAAAGGCTTTCTGCATCGCCTCAGCTCCTTTGCCGCTCTCGCTCTCAATCAGCTTGACACACTCTCTGATGTATGCGGGCAAAGCGTTCACCGACTTGGCCACGATGTCTCCAGTCTCCTTTGCCTTGTCACCGACCTGCTTCTGCAAGTCCACAATCTCCCTGTTCACCTTCTCCACATCCTTTGCGCTCATCTTTCCGAGTCCGCTCTGCAACTCTACAATCTTCTTCGACAGCAGGTCAACGTCCTTGCTGTTCTCGGCCATCATGGCCTGCAGTCTCTCAAACTCAACGATTGATTCAGCGATTGGGGCTTTCAAGCCCTGTATATCCCTTGTCAGCTGGCTAATGCTTACGGTTGCCATTGTTCACTCTTTTTTCGTTTCTCACCCTTGATTTCTCTTTCTCTTTCACAAGCCTGTGGTACTCGCAGAACTCGGCAAGGGTGATATTCCCAGCTCCGATATTGTACCCAAGATAGTCCGATATTTTTGTCAGTGTCTCCAGCAAACTCACCTTCCTGTGTGATGCGTTCGCCTTTATATAGTCATCAAGCCTTTTCTTTGTGTGTGACAGCTCCAGTGAGTTCTTCGCAAAGTGAGAATCCAGAACCGACCTCATTGCCTCTGTGTCGCCTTCCAATCGTATCCTGTAGCGTCTCAGCATCTTCTCCGTGTCGCTTCCCTTCAACTCACCATACGCAAGCAGCGTGTACGCACATGCAAGCAGTAGCCCTTTCAGTATCTTATGGCCGTAGTCCCTGTACATGACAAGATACTCGTCCGTTCCGCTCACCTGCGAGTAGTACTCATAGTATATCACGTCAAAAGCCTCCCTGACGGTGTCGTTCACCTCGCCCTTGCCGCTGATGTACATCCCTTGGAGGTCTCCTCCGTCAACACACCTCACGAATGCGCTAAACGGCATCGTCTGGAACATCCACAACGCTGACAGGCATTCCCTTCTTTCTCGTGAAATCCTTCTCTGAGCAAAAGTCGTAAATACCGAACTTATTGCGGAAGACAACCTGCCTTTCACCGAGGATTTGCGCTGCCGCCCTCGCGACCTTCTCCTTGTCCCTGATTGTTCGTTTTCTCTCTTCTTCAATGCAAGCCATTTTATATATTCCTGTTATCCCATTCTGCTTAATATGTACTCCGACATCATCTCATTCACTCTACCTCTCGCCTCATCTATCTGTGTGTCGGACAGGCCGAAAAACCCGTCCCCGTATTTCCTTACAAGTTTGTCCCTCTTATTGTCCGTAGCGTCAAACAGCACCACATCACCGCTTCTCTCGGCAAACATGGAGTCATAGAACCTTCCAGTGTCGAACAGCGTCACCCTGTCCGCTGGCTGCCCCTTGCTCCTCTTGACCCTCTTCGTGAACGGTGTGTACTCTGGCTCTATCATGCTTCCGTCAGCATTGGCACCAGAGAATATCCTCTCCTGCTCCATGCCGACAAAATCACCCATAAGGCTGTCAAGTATCTCATCGACAACACCGTCCCAGTTCTCAAGGATTTCCTTCAATGCGCCTATTGACCTATCTACGTCCATTTTTCATAAAAAAAGAGGTGACGACATCTGCCGCCACCTCCCATTAACCCAAAACAATAACACTAAATACGTAAAAACTATGCGGTGATAGTCAAAACGTCACTTTCGATTCCCAGTACAGGAGTTGACAGCTCTGCCAATGCAGCGGGGTCAGCGAGTGAAACACTCTCTGTTGCGGCTACGGCAAAGGTAAACTTCTTGTTGGTTGAGTCGTAGGTCGGGGCAGTGCTCGGGTTCTCACCGTCAATCAGCCAGCCGCCAGTAACAGCCAACAAGGTTGCGTATGCGCTCGTCACATCGTCGCCAGTAACAGCGTCAATGAGCTTGAAGTTCTTCTTGTCGCTTCCGACCATCTCAATGTGGATGTCCTTCAAGCCGTCAATCTCGCTCGGAACGAGACCGAGGTCAAGGATGGTCACTCTGTCTTCCAATGCCGTGGCATCAGAGAATGACAGGTTCATGGTGGAAATCAGCAAGTCGCTTCCGTTGGGGAGTCTGCCCTGTCTGAAATACGGGGTTGCCAAGAAACCGTAGATTTTGTTGTCCTTCTTCTCGCAGATGACGGAACCATCGGAGCAAAGGAGAATCACACGGCCTTCCTGATTGTTGAACGAGCGCAGACGTTTGGTCTGTTCAATGTCCTGCAGATACTGGAAGGTGTAGGACTGCTTGCCGTCAGCCAAGATAACGGTGTCACCGTAGCCAGTCTGGGCGGTCTTCAAGTCCTCGCTGTTGTCCTCCAAGCCCTTGATGACTGGGAACACGAAGCAGCGGTTGTACTTGGTAGCAGCCTGAATCTTGGCCGCAATGTCCTCGGCAATGTCCTCTTTGTCATTGCCAGTCAGGTAGATGTTTTTGTTGGGGAAAAAGAGAACCTTTTCCACAATGTCAAAATACTGTCTGCAGTTGCTTGCAGATATATTCTGATAGTTTTCGCTACACTTCTTCATTTTCTTCTTTTTTTTCTGGTTTAACTACTTTTGCTTTTTTCTTTTCAGCCACGACAACAGCCACACCGCCTTTGACGTATCTTGCCGCTTTCTGAGCGTCAACCTCCTCCTCGAAGCCTTCCTTGGCACAGATGGCTCTTGACGTGTATCTTACTTTTACTTTAGTCATCGCACTTTCTTTTGATTTTCAGTTTAACGTTCCTAAGTATTACGGCATCGCACACCTGATTCAGCGATACAGCCCCAGACTTGTCAGTATATCCTGTGAAGTCAATGCACTCATACTCCATCTTATATCCGAAGTTCACCCTCTCCAGCTGCTTCACCAGCTCGTCCCTTATCGGATAAAGGATTTTCTCAAACACCTCACGAATCCTCACGGCCTCGGTTGCGTCCCTCAAATCCCTCACCGCTATGGCTATCTTCTGGATGTTGAAGTAATGGAAACACTCATCCGTTTTGTACGTTGAGCCTTCTGTGAACATCGCAACCAGCGGGAACGGGGTGAAGACCGTGCTCGTTGAGAGCCTTGTGACCGTATTTTCTATCGTCAAGCTCCTTCCGCTCTCAAAATGAATGAAATGGTCATTCTTCTTGAATCTGCCTCTCAGAGCCAAGTCCGTGCGGCCTACAGCCTCCTCTATAACGTCCCTTGCATTCATAGCCTACAGGTTGAAATTGTTTATCTTGGTGAATATCTCTGTTTTCGGGTGTGCCGACTCCAGCAGATGCTTATAGATATAGAGATTGTTGTCAACCATCTGATTCCACAACAGCACTTGGGTATCAATCATGCTCGTGCGCTTGCCGCCTGCCGACTGCAGCTCAACACCACCAATCGGAGTGACAATGCGGCTTCGGTGGTAGTGGAATGAGATATAGTGGCTCAGGGACTTACGCAGCGAACCGATGAGTTTGTCGTACATCTCGGAGTCCTCGGAGTGATACTCGTCATACTCCAGCAGAGTGCCGTACATTTCACTGTCCGTGAAGAACATGTCCATGAACAGCGGCTCATACTTGCCGATGTAGGACTCCACCTCCGCTATCACCACGTTGTACATTGGGTCTGTTGTAGGGTCAACAGGCAACAGCATCGGTATCCTTGCGTCATTGTCGAAATCTGCGATGGTCAACAACATATCTTCTTATCTTTGTTTCTTTTGCATTCTGACGAGTCCGTCCTCAAGCAATTTCATGGCGTCTTCGTCACTCACATCGTACCAAGCCAGCCACTTGTACTGTTTTCTCTTGTACGTGAAGTTACGAAGAGCCATTACTTTCACTTTGTTTGCTTCTTTTTTCGCTGCCATAATATAATAATTTTAAGAGTAAGCAACGACACCTGTGAGCATTGGTTTTTTGATTACAAAACCATCTCTATATCGGCATTTTGACTTGTCTCTGTATTTACTATGGCTTGAACGACAAAACAAATCCCTGTGTCTAAATACCAACGGCTTCTCTATGTCTGTACACATGATACACGCTCCGTTATTCGAGCACCGATTCACCATGCACACACTCTCATTTGCCGCATAAGCAACTCCTTCTGTCGCAAAGACACTGTTAAAGTCGCATAATTGGTATTCCGTACACATGAACACGTCAGCGTTTCCGATTTGGAATGCAGGACACTCGTTAACGTCAACCGCCACTACGTATTCAACATTGTCCGAGACACAAAAACGTTTGTTTTGTGTTTCAGAGGCATTCACCATAACAATGGTGAATGCCAACAAGCAAAGAAACATTACGATTTTTTTCATACTATTGATTTTTTAAGGATTACTACTATCGTTTACAATGTGCAGCCTGTTGTTGCTGAGTCGCAATTAGTTCACTTTGGATTCCATCAAAACGGCATCCTCGGCTTCGTTGAGCGGGCCAGCGATTTGCACTTTCTGAGTGGTCGCACCACCAGTGATGGCAGTGATACAGTCAGCGAAGGTGCCTTTGATGAATGCGTTCACATGGTTGCTCTTCACGTAGTGTGCACCACGGATTTCGCCCACGAAGGTGAACAGGTTTTTAATGAGGTCGTCACCGTCTCTTGCGACAATCAGACCCAAATCCTTGCGGACTCTATAGTTGGACTTGCTCATGTCACCGATGAGGAACGTGCCAGCGGTTACGCCAGTGTTCTCAATAACGGTCATATTCTTCAACAGGTCGTTGATGCTCTTGTTGACGTATGCACCGTCAGCAGCCTTGGTCAGGTCAATCAGGGCAGCATCAACGGGGTTCAACAGAATGTGGGTCGGAACAAAGTTATTGCTCACGATGAGTGCCACTGCAACTCTCAACACGTCAATCTGTGAAGCGTAGGGGATTGCATGGTAGAAGCTGTTGTTCACAGCGTCGGTCACGGTGAATGCGGGAGCGAAAGCGGTCAAACCCTTCAAGTTCGGGGTAGTGCCGTTGCCACCGTAAATCTGGGCATCCTCGGCCAAGAGCAGTCTCTCTGCCAAGTCGTTAGCGATTTCTGCGGCAGCCCAATCAATGTCTTCCATGATTTCCTCGCTGGCCTTGGTGTAGGCGGTGATTTTCTCAACCTTGGCGGTCTTGGTCACCCAGTCTTGGTCAACTCTGTTTTTGGTCTGGCCTTCAGCGGTAGGAGCGGCATTGCCTTCGCCAGCTTCCTGCTCAACCCATTTGGCCACGCCTTCCGTGATGGGTCTCACGTTGATGATTTGTCTCAGATACGGGGTGCGTCTCTGAACACGTGCAACCTCAGGTTCGGTACCTGCCAAAGCAGCCAAACCGCTCACGCTGCCAGTGATGTGTCCAGTGGTCACATCCTCAGCGGCCTTTGCAACCTCTTGGGTGAGGTTCAAGGTCTCTCTGGAAGCGTTCATCTCGCTGATTCTGCTTGCCGATTTGATGATGGCGGCCTGAATCAGGTCAACGTAGGTTTTCTTGCGCTCTTCACGTGTCAAACCAGATTCTTTGATTTTGGCCATCTCGTTCACCAAGGCCTTGTTTTCCTCGGTAACGGTGTCCAGTGATTTCTGGAGGCTGTCAATGTTTGACTTCATTTCCTCCATTTCCTTGGTCATGTCACCATTGCCTTTGCTCTTTTCGAGCTCAGCGGTGATGGTGTCAAGTGATTTCTGCAGTTCGGAGATTTTCTCCTCGTTGCTCATTTCGGCTTTCAGCTTCTCAACCTCTGCCTCGAAGCTCTTGGTGAGTTCGTCACCGAATTTCTTCACGTTTTCCTGAAACTGCTTCTCAAGGGTAGCGTACTGTTTCTTCTGCTCCTCGGTCATTTCCTCGAATGGGATTGCGCTTTTCAAGATAACTTCCAATTCCTCTTTTTTCATTTTTTCTCTGATTTTTTGATTACTGATTAAGTTATACCAAAATGTCAGCCACACTGAATAATGAAGTGCCTGATGCGGCTCCACTACCCGAAGTGCCACCCTGCGGCTTCGGCTCAATGCTACCTCCATTGAATACTATAATGTCACTATCGTAGATTCTTCTGCCACATCTCGGACAGATAACGTATCTCTCGGTGTCCAAGAGTGATTTTCTTGACTGGATAAGGTTCACAACCTCTTCTCTCAGTTCGCCTTCTCTCTTTCTTGCCTCGTCTCTTGCGATGTCACCGGCCATCCATCTCAGCCAGTCTCTGTATTCCTCCTTGACATCCTCCTCAAGGCTATGTTCCCTGAGTGTGTCATAGTCGAATGTCAGGCCGCACTCGCACTGCGCCAGTCTCATTCTTCCGTCCATAGCTTTCTCCAGCATCTCTGCCGTAACGTCATACTCCTTGGCTATCTTGTCGGACATTCTGAAATGACGTGCGTCCTTCAACAGCTCCAGAACCTGTTTCGGGTCTTTCTGGAAGTCCTCTGACTTGATGTCAATGAGATGGGTGCCTGGACATGCCCCGAGCTTGGTCAGTGTACTGAACTCAAACAGCTTCCACTCCAACACCTTCCGTCTGTCGTTCACATCCCTCTTGATGGGCGTACAGCCTATTGAGTGCTGCAGTGTGTTGCCGTGTTTGTGGTACAGCTTGTACAGGGCGTACGTGTCACGTCCGAGCTCCGTGTCAAGGCAAAGTGCGCTCTTGAACACGAGGTTCCCGTTCTCCTCCTTACCCTCAATCGGACAGCCGATAAGCTGCTCCGAGTTGTGATTCAGGTAGTGCCTGATATTCTTGAAATTCTCCTTGAGCGTCTTGTCGAAACTCCCGCTCATGGATATGTCGTTCTGATGGTCAAGCACACCGATGCCGTTGACAGCAATGGTCACCTCGCCCTCATTACCGCCAATCTCCATCGACTTGGTCTTAATGTTCAATTGTTCAATCTTTTCCATTGATGTTTAATTTTGATAATTCAACCAATTCCTCTGCGCTCATTTCGAGCTTCGTCTTATTATATAGCGGCTCAGGCTTCCGTTCCTTGCCTATCGCTATCAGTATGTCATTCAATGTGCATAGGCCGTTGTTGAACTTCATCAGCTCTCCGACAAGCACCTGCTTGTCACTGTTGGCCTTCTGCATCACATTCTTCTTCAACACCTCCACTTTGTCCCACTTGGCTTTCAGGTAATACCCTTCCCCAGCGTCCTTCAAGCCTAAGAACGTGCTGAGTGAATCCAAGAAGGAGTTCATCTCTGGTATCACCATATCGTTGTATGCCGATATTTCGGCCTGTTCCTGATTCGAGTACGTTGAGTTGCCGTCCCTCGGTATCAGTTCCTTCTTCACTTGGAACAAGGCCGCAATCTGTGTGGCATCCAACAGGCTTTCTGTAAACGGCTGCAACTCGGCAATGCTCGCACCGAACTTCACAAAGTTTACTGGAACGTCTATCAATGCGTACGGGTCACGCTTGCCGGTGATACCGTATGTCCTCTGGAACTCCTTTCTGATGTTGTCCTTCTCATTCGGAGTCATGGCCACCGTACCATCCGTGTCGTGCTTTCCGTTCACTATCGCACCCAATGCGCCTCTCTTGTTGTATATGTTGAACCTTGCCTCATACACTTCCGCAAGGTTTTTTATACACTTTCTCTGTGTCACGAGCCGTGAGCGTCCCTTGATTCTGGTCTCATTCTCCAGCGGCTGCATGTCCCGTGTAAACATCACGTGTGACTGCGATATTGTCTTTGTGACACCACCGTCCATCAGCCTGAAATACCGTATCATGTCGGCATAGCTGTCACACATCGTGAACGTCTTGCCAGCATTAACATCAATATAAACATTCCTCGTTGGGAGCACTCTCAACGAGGATGTGTATTTCCATATATTCTTATCGTCAAGCAAGCCCTGAGCATAGACAAATGCGCTTCCAGTGAGATATTTCTGCAGGAAATACTGCTCCGTCAGCTCATTGAAATTTTGATAGAAGTTAGGCTTTTCAAGTATCTGCCGAACCCTTGACGCTATCAGCCTCTCGTCTCCATACAATCTCCTGTCCGTGCTCCATACCTCGCTGTCGTCAGCGTATCTGCACAGCACAATGTCAGCGTTCTTAATCCTTGAGATGATATAGATGACAGGAAAGGCGACTTCGGGCAGCGTCCTGAATGCCTCTATGAAGTCGCCATCCACCAAACCATCACCGAATGAATATACATTTCCGCTGTCAATAACGGAATCCGCCACATTCACAGCGTCCACGCTTTTCTTTACTCTGCTGATGTAAAAGCCTAAAATTCTCATAATCAAAACTTGTTGCAAAAATACTTCTTTTTTCTGAATATTGAGTTCTGAAATCAGAATTTTTGTAAAAAAACGCATTTTTGTTGCATTTTTTTACATACTTGTTGTTTTGCAACCTTTTCAAAGCCTCTCAGACGTTTTCTCCGACACGGTGTATGGTTGTGTCATTTTGCACACAGAATCACCTCAGATTCAACGAAAGCAACAAAAAAGTGGGATAGTCATTACAACTATCCCACCATTGGAAAGAAAAGAATCAAAAAATAATGCCTGTGCATTACATATACTTCTGCAGGAAGTCAACCATCGCCACGTGCTGCGGCAACACATTCGGAATCTCCATCCTGTCCGCTTTGAATAACTCCGTGGCTGCGTTGTACACGTCCCAAACGGTTATCCTGTTGTTGTTGCATTGCGTCACCAGCAAGTCCTCTGTAAACTGGCTGATTTGAGCCTGATTCATGGGATATGTTCCACTTCTCTTGATGCTCTGGTTTGTGGTGTCGTGAGCAACCCTAATCGCTGTCAGCTCACCAATCATGGCAAGCAACATCTGCGGCTCCACAACCTGACCCTTCATCCTCTCCAGTGTCTCACGCTCTGGCATGATGATGTCGTCATATCTCTGAGCCCACTCCTTTATCGTGTTGAACATGCCCTCTATCGTCATGCCGTTCCGTCCGTAGTTCGAGATAACCCTGTCGGCTCCGAGTATGCACTGGTTGTGGCACACCTTGACCATGTTCCCGAATCCTACCTGTATTCCGTTCTGATGGAATGTGGCCACGAGGTTTGAGGTGAACTCATCCGTGTCAAGGTTGTGGATGCTGATGTTCGCAAACACCCTTCTCAATACATGGGCTTCCACAGCGTTCTGTCCATACTGCTCCTCAACCTGCGGCAGCACCACCACACCAGACTGGTTGCGGTCTTTGTTCTGGGCAGCGAATATCTCATCCACCTGCATCCTCAGATTGTGGCTCAGGAGTATGTCAGCTATATTCTCAA